CAATATGCACAATGAATCGCCTGAAAAGTTTGCAGAACACGCAAAGAATTTTCTTCCTTGGTGTTTATTCAAAAGACTAAGAAGAGGAGTGTTGTGTAATATAGATAACATCCATGCACAAGAAGCAGGACTCTATAGTGATAAATACAAGGTGGCTGGTCGAGTAGATTGTATTGCAGAGTATAAAGGTACTCCATCTATTATTGATTTTAAAACATCTACTAAAGAACGAACTGAGGCTTGGAATGAAAACTACTACATACAAGGTTCAGCGTATGCAGAAATGTTTGGTGAAAGAACAGGAATTGAAATAAATCAAGTAGTCATTCTTGTGGTAACTGAGGATGGCACTGTTCAAGAATTTATAAAGAACAAAGACAAGTATCTTCCTATGTTAGAGGAAACAGTTACCGAATGGAGTGTACAAAATGAAACACCTATCCTTGTTGATGGCGATGTTTCTGATGGTGGGCTGTCAAACAACTCAATCGTCTAACACAGAAACAAAGCTAGAAACTATTAATAAAAAAATCTCAATAGAAAACCCTTTTAAGGATAAACCAATAGAGTCTGGTCAACTTATTAATAGTAGTAAACCTGTTGTGTGTGGAAGAGCAGATGCTATTCTAAACAATATGTATACTAAATATGGTGAGAGGCCGATATTTTTAGGAGAGAGTAAAGCTTTACATCCAACTACAGGTGATCATATTGTTCCAATGGTTACAATTACATACAATAATGAAACTGGAAGCTTTACAGTGTTTGAACAGATGCCATTAGAAGAAAGACTTTTATGTATATTATTAGTAGGTGTTGGAAACTTTAAAAATACGACAAAAGGAACATCTTTATAAAAAAGCACTTGACAATTAGGCTAAGGTGTGGTATAAATATAGTTACAGTTCGATGAAGCAGATTGAAAGGCAGATTGGACTTGGGGGCAGTACCCAACGCCTCCACCATAAGTAGACTAGCAAATCTGGGCGTCAGCTAAATGAGATTTAAGGTAGCTCCTTAGTCAATAGATTTGGGACGATTAAATTCAGTAGAAGATTGAAGTGCATTGATATCTTCGGAAGCTGGTCTACTTTTGATGGGGGCGAAATAGGATCGACAGGTGTTGATTAGAGAAGTGGAGAATTGTCGGATGACTCCGTTAATGGTCAAAACACTAAACGCAAATGATAATTTTGCATCTCAAGATTTCGCACTAGCTGCGTAATTGGATAGGGTTTCGGGGGTTAACCTAGTAACAGAATAACCTCCACTTTATTTAAGTGACGGCAACCTATTGCTATATCGACACTTAATGAGTTTGGTAGTTCTCTTTTATAGGACTAAAAACTACCACTTTAAAAGTTGGAATGTTTCCAGCTTATTTGTAATGTTAAGGAAAACATTTAAATGACTACTACTACACAGACCGCAAAGGTCGCAGCTGCACTAGAGAATGGTGCAGAACTAACCGCTAAACAGATTTCAGCACGTTATGGTGTTAAGAATGTTCGTGCAGTTATTAGCAAACTTCGTTCAGAAGGATTTTCAATCTATCTGAACAAACGTGTATCATCTTTTGATGGTGAAACATATATGAAGTATATGGTTGGTACACCAACACGAGCAGTTGTTGCTGCTGGTTATGCAGCACTACGCACAGCGTAATGCAAAGGGGGTTGTGCCTTAATACACACGCCGAGGGTCATGGTTAACCCTCACTTTTAAAGGAATGAAAAAATGGCATATAGTAACAAGTTATTAGATCACTATGAAAATCCACGTAATGTTGGGTCTTTAGATAAGAATGAAGATAACGTAGGTACTGGCCTAGTTGGTGCGCCTGCTTGCGGTGATGTTATGAAATTACAAATTAGGGTTGATGAGGACAGTATCATAAAAGATGCTTGTTTTAAAACTTTTGGTTGTGGTTCTGCAATAGCCTCAAGTTCCCTTGTAACTGAATGGATCAAGGGTAAAACATTAGACGAAGCAACGGTTATAACAAACAAAGATATTGCAAAAGAATTAGCACTACCGCCTGTTAAGATTCATTGTTCAGTTCTCGCTGAAGATGCAATTAAGGCCGCAGTCGCTGACTATAAAACTAAAAGAAGTGAATTGAACAAACAGGACTAATGATGAATACAATGAGTACGACTAAAACATTCTCTCTTAAAATAGAGAGTATCGCACAAGAAAAAAGAATTACACATATGGAAGCAGTGCTTTGGTATTGTAAAAAAGAAGGTATTGAACCAGATACAGTAGGTAATTTGATATCTAAAGCACTTAAACAAAAGATTGAAGCAAATGCAAGAGATTTGAATTTCCTTCCTCGACAAGCACAACTACCAGAATAAGGAATATATTATGGGAACAATATTAGTGATAGCACTTTTTAGTGGACTATTTGTAGCAGACAATAAAGAATTTTTCGATCAAGTCGAAAAAGAAGTTAATGAGGGTTATGAATGGAATTATGTTGGTAAACAATCTCTTGATCCTAGTGCCAAATCTATATCAGCACAAGTCGAGGGTGAAGAGCCTTATATCTTTTGGAAACTTAAAAAACCAGAATAAATTATGCAAGCAGTTGATACCTATCTAATGTATTGTGCCTTGAAAGCTCACTTCAAAGGTGATTATGATTACCACAGATTTAGTGGTAAAACAAAAGTTTCTAGAGATTCATTCTGGAAACGGAAAGACCGCATTTTCTTTGTCAAAACTGCTACTAGGTATGATGATAAAGAAATCCTCAATTATTTTGTATCAAACTTTATTAAAGAGCGTGACGGATACATTGCAAACTTTAACACCAAAAATTATGAAGAATGGATGCAACGAAGGAAGATGTTCTATGAACTCTTCTCTCAAGAGTTGCAGCCGTTTGTCAAGAACTTTGAACCTCTTTTTGAGTGTAAAAATGATAACCATCCTACATTGTTAAAAGAATACTTGGGTAAAAGAGTCTCCCTTGAGACTATGATTATATTGGATGAACTTGTTGGATTTAGTAAGAAATGGGATAAGGAGTTAGTATGGGATGATTTTGTGTGGCCTGATGTAAAAAAACTTATGAAAAATTACAAAGGGTTCTTGACAATTGATGCCGAAAGGTATAGAATGAAATTATTGAAACTTATAGAGGAGTCCAGTTAATGGAAATCACTGTACATCTTGACGGTAATCCTGCCGTAAGAGAAGAAGGGTTTTTTGAGGGTAAAGTTGTTACTCTTGAGAACCAAATCAAGGCATTGCAATTTGACAATGCTCAACTTGTCGTTAAAAACGATGAGTTAGGTCAGCGAGTTACTAAACTTGCATCACGACAACCAGCATGGCCTAAGGGGTATTCTCCTCGTAGACATGACCGCTTCAAAAAGCGGGGATAAGTGGAATTGCCGGTGTAGCTCAACGGTAGAGCAATTGCTTTGTAAGCAATAGGTTGTGAGTTCGATTCTTACCACCGGCACCATTTTAGGAGTAAATATGGAAGTAGAATTAATTGACCATATGGGAAGTGATTTGACTGTTGTTAATGCTGCCCGTGTATCTTTTTCAAAAACATCTGAATGGGGAACAATGCCTTTTGCTGAAGGCCCTGTAGAGGGATTGTTAAGTGAGGGTGATGAACGCCTAATTAAGTATCTTGCAAAGCATAATCACTGGAGTCCCTTTGGTCATGCGTCTATGCAGTTTCATGTCAAGGCTCCAATCTTTGTTGCAAGACAACTTGTTAAACATCAGGTTGGTTTAGTGTGGAACGAAGTATCTAGACGTTATGTGGACACAGAGGTAGAGTTTTATGAACCTTGGGATTGGCGTCTTGCAGCAGAGGATAAGAAACAAGGTTCCTCTGAAGAGACTATAAAATATGATATTAGTTCTGTTCACAAATCATGTAAAGAAACATATGAAGATATGTTGAAAGATGGTATTGCACCAGAGATGGCTCGAATGGTTCTACCACAATCTATGATGACAGAATGGTACTGGAGTGGTACACTAATGGCATTTGCTCGTGTATGTAACCTACGATGCAAACCAGATGCTCAAGTTGAAACTCAAATGGTTGCAGACCAAATTGATGTTCTTGCAAAAGAACTATTTCCAAACTCATGGGAGGCGCTAAGAGATGTATAACAATGAAAGTAATATAGTGACTGTAGATAAAATTATTGTTTTAATGGAAGAAATTGCTGTAATAAAAAGTCGGTACACAGATAGTGATACAGGAAATTTACGAACAGCTGTAAGTGTTTTAGAAAATCGTGTACAAGAATTACGAGACAGAGTAAATGACTAATGTTAATGACTTCAGATTTACTAGAACCCATAGATGAGATAGATATGAATTATATAGAATCTAGTAGAGCCTTAGTTCTAGGTAATGGTGAG